TACGAAGGAGAACTGGCAGTCATTGACTTTAAGACTTCAGAGAAGATCAAACCAGAGAAGTGGTTGGAGAACTACTTCGTTCAAGAGACTGCATACGCTTGTATGTACTATGAGATGACTGGTATCCCAGTCAAGAAACTCATTACTCTTATGGTTACTCCTGGAGGTGAAGTAAAAGTATTTGACAAAAGGAACAAAGACGAGTATATTAAACTTCTAGTTCGTTACATAAAAGAATTTGTCAATCACAATCTTTCAAACCAAAATGGAGAATGAACTAGATAAGGTTCTGGAACAGAAGTTTCTCTGTCCAGCTCGATTTGCACAAGAGATCGAGAAAGTTATCAAAGAGAATCCAGAGATGAACTACATCGATGCTGTAGTTTATTACTGTGAGGAGAACAAGATTGACTTTGATTCCGTATCTAAACTGATCTCCAAACCACTCAAGGAAAAAATTAAGTACAACGCAATTGAACTCAACTTTCTGAAGAGAACAAGTCGTGCCCGCTTGCCATTGTAATGATGCCTTTTGATTGCTACAAAAAGTTTCTGGCAATAAAAAATCATTTCACTAAAGAGAAGTATGACTACCACAAATACTGTGGTTCCAGTCGTGCTTCTCTTAGTTCTTTCTACAAAAGAAAAGACAGATACTTCTTTGAGAAACTGTCTCGCCAGAAGAATGACAAAGAGATTGAAGAATTCTTTGTCGCAAACTTTGCCTCTTGTAATGATCCTCAGACTCTTTACATCGTAGAACTGATGCGAGAGGGTGATAAGGTTCATCGACAGTGGCAGAAAAAAATTCAGAGTCTCTCATACTCTTTCAAGAATGAGATCGAAGAAGTCTTTTCAGATAAAGATTTCGATAGCATGTTCTCACAGGACAGCAGCTACCATCCTCCAGTGTTGAAAGCACACTTACAGGGCAAGTTGTCTCTTGAGACCATGCTAATTCTAAACAAAATACTTGGATACAAGTCTCGTTTCGATAAGAAGATCGATGATCCTGTATGGAAATTAGTATCTTTGAAAATTTCCAAGTATGATAAGTTTCTAAATATCGATGTATTTCGTTATAGAAAAATTTTAAAGGACGTATTAGTAGAGGATCAATGAACTTTTTTGATTCAGAAGTTGTCAGAGCAGAGATGACTGAGATACAGGAACTGCAAGAGGATGTTTATCAAAACGTCTTTGCTTTTCCTAGCATGACTATGGACGAGAAGAAGGAACATATCCTACTTCTCCAACGTCTGCTTGAGAAACAGAGAGTCTTATACACTAGACTCTCCCTGAGTGACGATCCAGAAGCTGTCCAGATGAAGGAGAATATCCTGAAGTCAGCTGTTATGATGGGTATGCCACCCAACATTGACATGTCTGTAATTTTTTCCAATATGGATAAAATGATCAGCAATCTAAAAGTTCAGCTTGACATGGTGGACACTGACTGATACACTTACGAAGTACACACAAGCCAAATCCAATCAACCCGAGGTAATCCAAATGTCTTTTGCAAATCTTAAGAAGCAATCTTCTCTTGGTTCCCTGACCTCTAAACTGGTCAAGGAAGTTGAGAAAATGAGCACCAAAACTGGAGGCGATGACCGTCTCTGGAAACCTGAAATGGACAAGACTGGTAATGGTTATGCCGTTATCCGTTTTCTCCCTGCTCCTGATGGAGAAGATCTTCCCTGGGCAAAGATGTACTCCCATGCCTTCCAAGGTCCTGGCGGTTGGTACATTGAGAACTCTCTGACCACCACTGGTGGTAAGGATCCTGTCTCTGAGTACAACCGTGAACTCTGGAACAGTGGTAGTGACGCTGACAAAGAAACTGCCCGTAAGCAGAAGCGCAAACTTTCTTACTATGCCAACATCTATGTGGTGAAAGATCCTACCAATCCTCAGAATGAGGGTGGTGTCTTCCTCTACAAGTTCGGCAAAAAGATCTTCGACAAGATCATGGAAGCAATGCAACCTGAGTTTGAAGACGAAGAACCCATCAACCCCTTCGACTTCTGGCAAGGTGCTGACTTCAAACTGAAGATCAAGAAGGTCGCAGGTTACTGGAACTATGACTCATCTGAGTTTGCCCGTCCTGCTGCCCTCCTTGACGATGATGATGCTCTGGAAGCAATCTGGAAGAAGCAATACAGTCTCGCTGAGATTGTTGACGCATCGCAGTTCAAGACCTATGATGAACTTGACAAGCGACTGAAGATGGTTCTTGGTCAACGGACTTCTCGTCCCGTGATCGATGAAGAACTTGAGGATGAGAGTGAGGGTCGTGGTTCATTCACCCCTGACTTCAAGTCCAAAGCACCCGAACCCGTAGCAGAAACCACTGATGCGGATGAGGAAGATGCTCTGAGTTACTTCCAGAATCTTGCTAACAGTTGAGCAAACCCAACCTCATAGACCAATGAAACTCTTACCACTTCTCTTCTTTGGGTTAGTCATGGCAGCACCTGCTGCCTCTGCCCATCCTCGTAACTACTATCATTACCATGATTGGGGTGCGATCGAGGAAAACACCAAGAGGACCAGAACCAAGTATGATTGGAAGCACTGCAAGAAAATCAAAACGACCACTTGGATGAGTCCTCATGGTCGTCAGAAGAGAAGGAAGGTAACGAGAATTCCTAACTGTGGAATCTGGCACCACCATCATGATCATGACCATGACTATCATGACCATCATGATCACTTCTGGTTTGGTGTCAGAGTCCGCGTTGATTAGTAATCAGTAGGTCTGGAACCTCCTTGTTTCAACCTACTGCCAATATATGAAGTAGTTTTCTTGGGATACTCCATAATTTCTTCGACATCATTCAAGAATGTCTGTAAGAAAATTGGTTTCAATACATAGATATTTCTAAGTTCATCTTGAACTCTGATCTCATAATCTTTGTTTGTTACTTCGATGGTAACATCGCTGTCTAATACTTCAGTATCACCATCTGTGTAGGTAAATTCATAATCTTCATCAACTTCGATTCCAGCAGGGAGAACAACTCTTCCTCTGGAATCTTTTACTTCTTCGGTTTCAAAGTGATGGACTTGATTGTATCCTTGAATCGTCCCATACTTCTGAAGTAAAAATTTCTCAAAGGATGCTTGTGATAATGGCCACTCTGAATTTAAGTTCATGATATTGTTGACCGTCAGAATAACCCAGTCCAGTTCTGGATCATTGTAAACAGTCTTAGCAACGTTGTCAGGTCTTTCGTCACCGATGATTTGATACTTCTCAAACGTCGTAAATCTATCGAAGAAGTCAGAACGAACTTTTGCTCTACGATAAAAGTTCTTTACTTCAACGAAATCATAATCTGAGTTTTTAGATTTGAGTCTGGATGTATACATCCAGTTTGGTAGTTGTTTGAAATAACCCATTAGAATCCCATGCCTCGTTGTCCTTCTCCATCATCATAATCTTCACGGAAGATTGGATCAATCTCCTTGAATGTAAGATTTAATTGATACTGAATCATTCCACTATCTTCATATGTAGTATATTGATTGTTTGGAGTGTAGTTTACTGCCATATCAGTCAGTGCTAGTGGTTTAAATCTATTCAAGAATGGGTGTGGTTGACCCTCTGAGTTTCTATAATCAATTTTGAAGATGTTTGGAGACTGAAGAAATAGTCCCGCTGCTCCAACTCCAGGTGCCATTCCCTGCTTGAATGCCCTGATGATCTTCTTGATCTCTGTTGACTCATCTTTATTTTTTGGAGTCAGGGTGAATTGAAAGGCAAATCCTCTGAGGGATGGACCTTGGAACAGTAATGTCAAGTTGTTATTGGCAGCCATGCCAGTAGATCTAGTGAATAGATCAGAACCAATGGCTTGTTTTGCTACTCTAGTTGCAAGAAATTGTTTTACGTTTGGATCATTTGCTGCTTGTGAAGCAGTTTGTGCGACACTATCAAAGACTGCTCCTGGCGCTCCACCTTCACCAGCAATCGCCTTAGTTGCTTCAGTGAGAACACCACCAGCAGCTGCCTGAACAAAGTTTAATTTATCTTCACCCCATCCCACAGCGTTTGTATCATTGACGCTTTGTTGAATCGGCAAAGTGATTGAAAACTTTTTGCTGCTATCAATCAAACGTTCTGACATTCTTGACAACATTCCAGAACCAAACCCTCCAGCATTTCCAGCAGCAGGGAGAGGAGCATATTCAAATCCCGTGAAGATAACAAAGTCCAAATTCGTAACTTGAATTTTAGGAAATCTCATCTCTCCTGATGCTGAGTTTCCCTGGTTAAAGGATGAGTTTGGTTTCTGTGTTGTTGATGGAGAATCTGAATTTGGTGATGTTTGTGACTGTGGATTAGTTTTGGGAGCTGACTGTGAGTTTGAAGACTGATTACCTGGTAAATTATCTGGGTCAATACCACTATATCCCTGGTCTCTTAGGTTCAGTAGCTGAGTGTTGCTAGCATTCTTCTGAAGAATTGCTTTGTTCTCATTCTCTGCTAATGGTTTTACCTGAGCGTTGAGTTCTTTGTTCAAGAATCTACTTCTAGAACCACTCAACCCCATCAACTCTTTCTGAGCATTGTTATCTCCACCACTGAAAGAAATTTTTCCTCCAGGTCCAATCGTGCCAACATTTCTACCCTGAGAATCTGTCAGAGTTCCTTGACCATTGTCAAGATTGGTGTTGACTTTGACAGTCTTCCCATTTTTTAGAGTAATTGTTGAACTCCTGTCTCCTGATGCTGCCATGGGGTTTAGGTTCTATCGAATTTTGCGTAGTTGATATCAAGTAAGTCAAGAAGTTCTTCTTCATCAACTCTCATCATTTTTCCTGACACTTCTGGGAACGTGTAGTTTCTAGATTTTCTCCAATGAAAGTTAAATCCTTTCCATCCCCACTGCTCAATAGATGTGATGACAACCAGAGGATATTCATCGTATGTGATGTTAGGAGTCTTTGGTCTATACAAGTATGTATAATAAGCACCAGGTCTTTCGGGTACAAGTTCACTTTCACCAAGAATTTCCATGAGAGCCAACATTTTATCGTCGGGATCTCTCATTGCTATCAAGTCTTTCTTATGTTGCCTGATCCGATTCATAGACCTAGTTCTTTTTCAGTTATGATTTTGAATTTCCATAGTCTATCTTTACAAAACTCAGTCGCTGCTTTCCACTTCGCAATGTTTACAGCATAGGTGGCAGACTCAGTGAGATACCGTTTGGTATTTCTCTTTGGTCTCTTAGGTTGCATCGTTTGCTTTAGAGGTTTGACCTCTACGATATATTTCTGCAGTCTTCCAGATGTATTTCTGAGAGAGATGTAGAAGTCAGGAAAGTAACGATGAACTCTGCCATCAACGGGAGAGATGTATGGGATTACGATCTCTTCTGATCCCCATTCTAAAATATTTTCATTGCGGTCACACCAGTTCATGAATTTAAGTTCCCACAAGGAACGGTAGATAACATTAGTTGGATCACCCTTGTACTTCAAGTAATTACTGGGACGGAACTTTCCCTTGTAACTCATAGCCTACATAATATGGGAACACTATTCTTATTTAGATGGCTAACGGTAAGGTAGCATATCAAGGCGGTGGTATCAGTCAGTTTGTCAATAAGATGGGCTCGGTAGCACTGACTGCTCAGTATCAACTGGGCATGTCTGGTCTCTCCAAATTTCCATTTGGACAAAGAGCTCAAGTAGAACACATGAATGTCATGTGCGAGAGCACTTCATTGCCTGGGTCTCGTTTTTCTACTGCTACTGACACGACTTATCATGGTATAACATCTAAGCAGGCATATCGTAGAGATTTTTCTGATCTGAATTGTACTTTTTATGTTGATACGAGTTATGAAACCATTAGAATCTTAGAGACTTGGATGCACTATATCCATGGACCACAAGGGTTAGGTCCATATATTTCTGGTATGAATTCTCCAGCTGCGTTCACCAGATTCAGATACCCAACAGATTATAAGTGCGACATCCATCTCTTGAAGTTTAATAAAGATTATTCAAATGACATAATGCCTGCTGGTGTCTCTGGATCGAATAGCACGGTAACATATACTTTCATCAATGCTTTCCCAATCAACTTGAGTTCCATGTCGGTGTCGTATGGACCAAGTGACTTGCTGAAATGCACAGTTGATTTTGCTTACGATAGATACATCTTGGATCTCGTTCCTGGAGAAGGCGGCGCTAGTGGCCCTGGAAAATCAGCACAGCAAAATCAATCACCACAGCAGCAACAACAGCAGACACAACAAGACCAACAAAGACGACAACAGCAACAAGATCCAAACCCCCCTAAACCACAAGTAAATCCTGACACTTCATTTAAGAAGGATACTATAACCGCAGAGGATCGTAGACTGGTTGCAGAAGAGAGGAGAATTGCTAAACAGGGATTAGAACTGTACTAAACCCTAATAAATAAAACACCTGAATTGTATCAAGAATTATGGCTTTACCTAGAATTGCCACTCCGTCTTACAAGATTGAGTTGCCTTCGACTGAAAAGGAAATCGAAATCAGACCATTTGTCGTAAAGGAAGAGAAACTTCTGGTCCTCGCGATGGAGAGTCAAGATAATAATGAGATCACTCATGCTATTAAGAATGTCTTACAAGCATGTATCCTGACGCCAGGAGTCAACGTAGAAACTCTTCCCACGTTTGACATTGAGTATCTGTTCCTGATGATCCGTGGCAAGTCAGTCGGTGAAGAGATTGAAGTCAACGTCATTGCTCCCGACGACGAGATCACTGAGGTCCCAGTCAAGATTTCTATCTATGACATCAAAGTTCACAAGCAAGATGATCATAATCCTGAGGTAATTCTGGATGATAAACTTAGAATGAGGATGAAGTATCCTTCTCTGTCTCAATTCATTGATAACAACTTTATCGCTGAAGATACTTCAAACGTTGAGAAAACTTTTGGTGTGATTGCTTCTTGCATCGACACCATTTACAATGAAGAGGATGCCTGGGCAGCGTCTGACTACACCGACAAAGAACTGACTGAGTTCATTGAGCAACTTAGTTCAACACAATTCAAACAGATTGAGAAGTTCTTTGAGACGATGCCGAAACTTTCTCACGAAGTTAAGTTCAAGAACCCCAAGACTAAAAAAGTAAACAAAGTAGTTTTAGAAGGGTTAAATAGTTTTTTCAGCTAGGTATGTCTCATATGTCCCTTGAGGCATACTTCAGGATAAATTTCGCCTTGATGCAGTTCCATAAATACTCAGTGACAGAGGTTGAAGCCATGATCCCTTGGGAACGTGACATCTATATTGAACTCTTAAAGCAACATATTGAGGAAGAAAAACTGAAACAACAACAGCAAGCACATGGATCTTGATGATCTCCTAAAATCTATTAGAGAAGAGAAAGACGAGGAGATTCCTGAAGGTCTTGATGACTTGCTGTCGTCAATCAGAGGTGGTGAGAAAAAAACTATTAAAGCCGAGAAGGTTGTTGGTGAAGATAGATATGAAAAATATGCCAAAGAGATGGCTCAGGATGGGACTCTTGATGGTGAGAGACTAACAGTAGATGAAAGAAAGACGGGTGTAAGGGCATATAGAAAAGGGAAGATTGACTTTGAGAAGTTCGTTAAAAATGTATTAGATCAGAAGAAAGCAGCAGGTGGTGGAGAACCACCAAGCCCTCCTTCTCAAGGGGAAAAGCGAGAACCAGTAACAGATCGATCGAAACTACTTCCTGGTACTGCTGAAGTACAACCGAAACCAATAGTAGACCGATCAAAATTACTTCCTGGTCAACCAGAATCTGAGCAGGAGAAGACAAAGAAAAGAAAAGCAAGGGTAAAGAAAGATCCCATGCTTGAGAAGTTGGATGCTATCCTGAAGAGCACAACTTCAATTGAGAAGTTGATGGCAAAGGATCTGAAGTTAGATAAGCAACTAGCAGAGAAAGAACGGAAGCGTTTAGAAAAGGAGAAAGGTGAGAAGAAAGAAAAATTCAGAGAGAGTTTTGGAAAGAAACTTGGTGGTGCTGTAAGCAAGGTCATGAAGCCTATCAAGAGTATTTTTGATAGAATCTTTGACACAATAATGCAAATACTTCTTTATGCTGGTCTCATAAGATTCCTGAAGTGGTTCTCTGACCCAGAAAATCAGAAGAAAATAAAGAATCTATTCAGGTTCCTTAGTAAGTTCTGGCCTGCTCTATTAGCACTCTACCTCGCCTTTGGCAATGGACTTACCAGAACTCTACTGAAGATGACTGGTAGTCTACTGAGACTTGTGCCTAAATTGATAGGACTTGCCTACAAACTAGGAGTTAAAGCAGCAGGATTATTGGGTAAGGTTCCAAAACCATTACTGATTGGAGGAGCATTATTCGCTGCTGGTGCTGCTGTTCCTATGCTTATGCCTGATACCGTTGATGAGCAGGAAAGGAAAACTCAGGATAACGTAAAGAAAAAAGGAGAAGCTGCTACAAGAGCAGAGTTAGAAAAAATAGCAAACAATCCATCCTTTATGGATAGACTTCAGGGAAGAGATGCTGAAGCGAAAGAACAATTAAGTAAACTGGATACTGGTGAGACCAAGAAGTATGGTTTCAACAGTGGTGGATTAGTTCCGTCCAAACCTAGTCCTAGTCATGGCACTGGTGGTATCGTCAAAGGATTCACAGGCGGCGGTCCTGTGCGAAATTCAACTTTTAATTCCAAAAAGGGCGGCAAAAATTCTCCGCCAAAAAATGACTCTATTAGTTTTTTATCAGGTGGCGGTAAGGTTTCTGCGATATTCAGTCCAACAATCAATTATCTCTCTGGAGGTGGAACACCACAACCACAAGGAACTGACACTGTTCCTGCTATGCTAACTCCTGGTGAGTTTGTCATGTCTCGTGGTGCTGTGCAGAAGTATGGAGTGAAGACTCTTGAAGAGATGAATGCTTCTGGTGGAGGAACTAACAGACCGAAGGTGGTTAGAGGAGTTTCCTATGCTCAAGGTGGTGGCGGCGTTAAAAAAAGAAATCAAAAAGAAAGACCATCACAAAACACTTCGCAAGAAAAAGACACTGATAAGGGAACAGATTCAAAATTAGAGGGAACTGGTGGCGGACCAGCAGTCATCAATGCTGGTAAACAAATTCTTGCCAAGGGATATACGGTAGCTGAACACCCAAACTT